CGATGCGCGCCTTGCAGAAACATCGCAGAACAGCCGATGACGTGCTCGCCGCCCAGCCTCCAAACGAGGTGATCAAAAAGTTGCGTAAAGTTCTCTACCTGATCGAGGGCGTGGACTACTACGACATGTATCCGGATCGCAGCGAAGGTTTGCTCGAGGCGGTGCCGATTCTTAACGAACTGATCGGAGACAAGAAATGGAAATGACGTCAGCGGAACTTAAACGATGGTGGGATAGTAAAACCAAAAGCGACCAGGCTGAGCTACTGGACCGGATGGTCGAAGTGTGCGACTCGCCGTTCGCGCATAGCCTGAAGAAGTATTTCGACGCCGGGTGGACTTACTCAGCTGCGCAATTGGCGGCTTTGAAGAAATGGGACGTCCGATGATTCCTATCTGCAATTGCAACGTATGCCGCGGCGACTTACCGCAACCGAAATGCGAGAATGCCCGGGAAAACCGAGTAGTGGGCGAGATTATCGACCGCGCGCTCGCACATCAGAGACGCGTGCTCTCGAATCGTGACCGCATTCACCGCGCGCTCACTCGAGCGTTCTACTGCGTCAGTCTTCGCCACCAGAAGGTTAGCGACATAGCGATCGACGAGTTGAAAGATGCAGTCGTTCGAATCTTAGATCACGCGTTCGATCTGGGGTGGCTATGATTTCCCCACTATCCTTAAACGCCTGGCGCGCGCCGCAAGCCCACGTGCAGCAAGTCAATACCGAACAGCTCAAACAGATCATCCACACTCATGCGGGCGAAATCACGGCCCGCGGACAACGCTGGGTCATTCGGCACAAGCCGCTTGGACCCGGTATACACCGCTTGTTTTTAGAACCAAAGTCCTGGTACGAGAAACGGCAAACGCGCTAGAACGCGCAGAAGGAAGTAAGCAATGAAAGCATCCAGTCATATCGAAGCACACGTGAACGGACTGAAGTCCTCGATCCATGCGGTCGAGGTTCAGATCACCATCTTAAAGCAACTCATCAAAGCTGCGGATACCAGCGATGAAGACGATATCGAAGCCGGGGAAGATGACGCCCCGGTTGCGAAGTCGAAAAAGAAAGCCGCTACGCCGGCCACCCCTGTAGAGGAAGAAGATGAAGTCGAAACGGATGACGAAGACGAAGAGGAATTCGCGCCTAAGAAAAAAGCTGGTAAAAAAGCTACGGCGTTTGAAGAAGACGATTCCGACGAGAGCAACGAAGGAGATGACGTAGAAGAAGCGCCCAAGAAAACGAAGGCGAAGAAGTACACGCTCGACGATTGCAACGATGCGGCGAAGGCCCTGGCCAAGTCCATTGGTGGCAAAGAGGGCCGCGCGAAGGTTCTGAGCATTCTCAAGAAGAAGTTCAAGACTGAGAGCCTGTCGGCGCTGAAGCCTGAGCAGTACGCGGATTGCATTGAAGCGTTGGCGGTAGAAGAATGACCTCGGGCCGCTTTGATTACATCAAGTACGATGCGCAGGCTGTGCACCAGCAGGCGCGTCTCAAGGAAGCGATCGAGACGTGTGAACGTGAAATGGATGCCATCCTGCCTCCGGGCCGGTATAAGGCGCTAGCTCTGACGTCACTCGAAGAAGCGTACATGTGGATGGGCAAAGCGGTCCGCGATTTTCAGATCGACCGCGGAGGCCACCAAGGTCTACAGGAAGATCGGACGAACTCATGACTTCGGATGCGTTCGCTCAGCTGGCTCGGCCGGAACGGAAAGCCCCCGTAGCGACGGGTCACAGCGAGCGAGCGCATTCAAAGTTCTCGGCCTCGGGCGCTGAACGTTGGTTCAACTGCCCGGGGTCGGTAGCTTTGTCCGAAGGGTTGCCGGATAAGTCTTCGCCTTGGGCGATCGAGGGAACTCAAGCGCACGAAGTGCTTGAGCAGATCTTGCGTGCGGCTTTGGACAACGGTATTGAGGTAGTGATCGAAGGGATCAACGGAACTCCGGCGACGGTTCAGATGATGAACCACGCCATCCACGCGGCGAATATCATTCTAAGGTTACATCGAAGCTTACCTGATTCCGAAGCGATGGTGGAGTCCCGCGTGTACCTAGACTTCATTCATCCCGAAATGTTCGGTACGTTCGACGGCGCGGTCGTCGACCACTTCGGAACACTTCACGTCTTCGATTATAAGTACGGTGCTGGTCACGGCGTTCACCCACGCGAGAACTTGCAGATGATCTTCTACGGTATCGGGCTTGCGCACCGGTACCACTGGAACTTCAAACGCGTCAGGCTCTGGATCATTCAACCGCGCATCAAAGGTTACGACGGCCCTCTGTTCTGGGAAATCACCACCAGTGAGCTAAAGCGGTACGTCGATCTATTCCAGGCGGCGGTTGAGCGCGTGTTGAAGTTTCCGGACGAATACCGCGAAGGCAACTGGTGCCACTGGTGCCGAGCGAAGTCGATCTGCCCGCTGAAACGCGCTGCACGAATGGAAGAAGCGAAATCCCTCTTTACACTGATCCCGATCAAGAATTAGGTTCGAGTCTCGAAAACCGGAAAATGCAGTACACACCGAAAAAGGAAAAACCGAAAATGGCTACACAGAAAAAAGCAGATAAAGATTTGTGCCGGATGGTCACCCCGATGTTCCGCGTGAGTTACCCGCACTTGTTCAAAGCGCAGTCGCCGAAGGAAGGCGACAAGAAGAAGTTCTCCGTCACCATGCTATTCCCGAAGGACTCGGATCTTAAGGGCACCGCGCCCGACGGAACGCCGCGCTCACTGAAAGAGGCGATCAAGAATGCCAAGATCGCCGAGTTCGGTTCCGACAAGGCGAACTGGCCCGACGATCTAGAAAGCCCGGTCACCGACGGCGACGATCCGAAGCATAAGGACAAGGAAGGCTACAAGGGCCACTGGGTGATCAAAGCCGCCTCCGGCGAAGACCAGCGCCCGAGTGTCGTCGACAAAGACATGGTGGCGATCGATAGTCCGAACGACCTGTACCCGGGCTGCTACGCGCGTGCTTACGTTTACGCGTACGTTTGGTTCTACCCGAATCGTCAGAAGCCGCTCAAAAAGGGCGTGGGTTTTATTCTCGATCACGTTCAGAAGATGAAAGACGGGAAACCTTTCGGCAGCAAGAAGTCGGTCGATCAGGTCTTCGCACCAGTGGAAGATCTGGAAACGGACGTCGACGCGGGCGATGACGACGAAAGCGATTTTAAATAACGAAGGACTCGAAGGCCCAGTGGGGCGGGTTGGGAGAACGTCGGCCGCCGCCCGTAGCCGACGCAATTCGCTTGGGCACTTCGACAGACGGCCGGTCCTTCATTACCGAGCCGTCGGGTTGGGGATGACGAGGGTCCTCCAAGCGCTCTCGTCATCCTTTTAAGTTGAAACAAAAAGGGGAATCACATGAACAACGGTGATGTAATCTATTTTAAGAAAGCTAAAGAGCATCCGACGCGTAAGAGCATCGAGCTTGAGTTCAAGGGCCACGCGTTCGGGATCTTGCTCGGGCACGTGCCCCCGTTCGCGCAAGAGCCGCCCAAGGACCACGTGGTCCGGTTGCTGGGCTCGATCGGCTACCTGTCGTTTGACGACGTAGGCGAGTTCTTAGGTAACGAAGTGGGAGCTGATGTCGTTAAAAAATTCGAGGAGAAGTACTATGCGCAGCCAACGCAACAGCAAGAGCTTCCTCTTGCGCCTTCGGGATTGGTTGATACGAGTGGGGCCCCCATTGGGGCGGAACCTCAAACCGAGGCAGTAACCGATGGGGTACAAGGAGAGGCAACCAATGGAGCAGTCTAAGAAGAAAGCGTTCGACACGCTCATCAAAGAAGTCACCCAGGGCTCGGGTATCGACCCGGAAGAACAGGATCTGTCGCTCGCGTGGCGGCTGTTCGACGCCGGCGCAGCTTGGCATAAGAAGCACCTTCAAACCGCGCTCTTCGATTACGTAGTGACCGAGAAGACGGAGCCGACGGCTCCTCCACCAGGAGAGACTTTATGACGACGCACTCGATCTGGTGGCTTGCTTTCGCGTTCGGCATCTTTTGGTTTTTTACTTTCGCCTGCGTCATCGCACTTTTCCGTGCGGCCAAGCGGTCAGATGAAATCGCGGAGTTCGAAAAGAAGCACTACTTAAAGAGGCAGCGCCCGTGAGTGCTTTAGAAATTCTGTTACTCGCCATGAACGACATCTGTTTCATAGCTATCGGCTACTGTCTCGCTGACCTAAAACATAAACGACAACTCGAGCGCGACCGCGCTCTTTGGAAAGAAAAATTATGAGACTGATTCACATAGCTGCTCTGATCGCGGGACTGCTCACCACCGACGTGGTATGGTCGAGAGGCAAAGCCCGGTACGTTCCAGCCCCCACGCCGACACCGACCATGACAGCGACTCCGCTGCCTACCCCGACTGCCGTTCCGACTCCGGGCGCGCAGTTGATTTTCGTTCGAAACATTACGGGCGCCTCAGCGGCGGAAGTGAAGATGATCCGTGCGGGCGAGAAGCTCGCTAACCAGATGATCTGGACGAAGTGCTTCGAGGAGTGGGTGCTCTCGGCCCGCTACACCGAGAACAAAGGACTCAGCCAAGGCCAGATCCTGCTCGATAAGATTCGATCGATCCCGACCTACATCGACGTCGAAATGTATTACGCCAACAACCGCACGGTCGGTTACGAGTGGTACCCGTTCGACGGCGTCGTGCACATGAATCGCAAGTTCGTATTCTCGGTAGAGATGGTGGCGGACAATCTGCTTCACGAAGATCGCGGCCATTCGCTTGAGTTCTTCCACGACTATAACAAGTCCACCAGCGAGCCTTACGGGATGAACTACGCGTTCGAAGGATGTACCCACGCCATGCAGCAGATGCAAGAGTTCGGGTTCACGAAGTCGAAAGCACGCATCAGAGCGTTCAAGCCCAAGGGTCTTTTGATCGAAATGCGTAAGCGTAAGATGCCTAAACCCGATCAGGTCCCGACCGGCAAGAAGGCGGCCGCATGAGCGTCTACCTAGCGTGGCCGCTGAAGATCAAGCCCGAGTTCGAAGTTCCGGAAGCGCACGTCACGCTGGTCTACCTAGGTAAGACCGCGACGGCCAACAACGCGCAGATCCGGGGGCTGATCGGAAGCCAGTTCATCGAACTCCGGTTACCGGCGCTCGAGTGGCGCCCCCGGATCTTCTCGTCAAAAGACGCGCCTCAGGTCTTCGTCATGGAACTGACCGGACTTGATTTCAGGCTTTGGAGGCTCCGTAAGAACCTGGAGATTTATAACGGGAGCGAGCACAAAATGTGGGTCCCACATATTACGTTCGAGCGTGACGTGTGGGCGCGGATCGTGACGAACAAACTGAAGATCGAAGACGTGGTGGAAAGCGCAGGCCCGCTCGGCCTCTTCGTCGGCGGCTCGCCCGTCGAGACGTACTCAAGCGGTGAAGCGGTTGGATAGCGTTACCCGGAAGGACTTAGATGGCTTACGGAAACTCCGGGACGCCTACAAAGGCACCACTCCCTATACGGATGAAATCAGGCAACTAGAACAGAAATGGGAAGGCGTTGACGTCCTAGGTCTCTTGCTCGATGCGCTCGAACTTTGGATGCCGTCCGAAACAGATGTCCACTAAGAAACGAATTATCTTCGACTTTGAAACCAGGTCGAAGTCGAACTTGAAGCACGAGGGCGGCTACAAATATTCCCTCGACCCCTCGACCCAGCCGACGTGCCTGGCCTTCAAAATCGTCGGCGAGCCTAAAGTTTACTTCCTTCCGTTTCACGTGGTGAACCGGCAATGGGCCGACCAGCCGCCGGAGCTGCGTGCCCTCTGGACCAGGCTCCTTGACGAGGGCTACGAGTTTGCGGCTCACAACGCATTCTTCGAGCGCTGCATTTACACCAACATCCTGGTGAATCGGTACGGCTGGCCGATGATTCCTTTTCTTCGTTATCGATGCACGGCCGCGAAAGCTGCGGCTTGTGCTCTTCCCCGCGGTTTAGAAGGCGCCGGCGAAGCGTTAAAGCTCGTTACCCAGAAAGATCGTCGGGGGTACGTGGCGATGATGGCCACGTGCAAACCCACCAAGAAGTGGAACGCGTGGAAGAAGCTTCAGGAGAAGGTCGCTGCGGGCGCGCGCATCACCGAGAAGAGCCGGTTGAATGCTCTCGAGCCCGAGCCGAAAGTCTTCTTAGAACCGGAAGACGCGCCCGATGTTTGGCAGACTCTCTACCATTACTGTAAGCAAGACGTGCGCGCCGAAGAGGCCGTCGATTCAGCACTCCCGGACCTGATCCCGCAAGAGCAGGAAATCTGGCACTTGAATCAGAAGCTCAACTGGCGCGGCATTCAGCTCGACATGCCGACGGTCCGGAAGATCGTCGCCATCATGGAGACTGAATCGAAGAAGAAATTAAAGGAGCTGGACGCGCTTACGATGGGGCTCGTCACTAAGCCTGGGGCGCGAAAGTCGATCTTAGAGTTCTTGGAACTGGAAGGCATCACGCTTCCCGATTTGCGCGCGAAAACGGTCGACGATAAGTTAGCCGGCTTCGACCTGAGCGAAGACATGCACCGGCTCCTCGAAATCCGGCGCGCGCTTACGATGACGTCCACCAAGAAGTACTACTCGTTCCTTCACCGTGCGGGCAAAGACGGCCGAGCGCGCGACCTCGTTCTCTACCATGGTGCGAGTACGGGGCGTGACGCCGGCACGGGCATCAACGTGTACAACTTTCCGCGCGGCCTGATCCGCGTCGACAAGGACCGGCCCTACGCAGCCGTCGACAACGTGGTCGAATGCGACCCTGAAATGCTTCAGGTCCTCTACGGCGATTCGCTCGCCATGCTCTTCTCGGCGATCCTGCGCAACATGATCATCCCCTCACCGGGGTGCGAGATGTTCGTAGCCGACTTTTCGAAGATCGAGGTCGCCGTTCTCTGGTGGCTCGCCGATAATAAGCCCGGCTTAAAGATTCTGCGCGAGGGCAAGGACCCCTACATTTACCAAGCCGCGGCCAACCTGGGGAAGACCTACGACGATATCGACGTTGCGTACCAGGCCGGCGAGAAGTGGGCGGCCGACGCTCGGCAGCTAGCTAAGGCTCAGATTTTAGGGTGCGGCTTCGGCATGGGCGCCCCCAAGTTCCAAAAGACCGGCTGGGATATGTACCGCCTGCGCCTTACGCTTGATCAATCCGAAATCGCGGTCAAGAACTACCGGACGGCCAATGGCGCAGTGCCTAAGATGTGGAAGGCGGTCGAGCAGGCCGCGGTCGCTTGCGTCGAGACGGGGCTTCCGCAGACCGCCTGCCGGTGCACCTTCACCATCAAGGATCGGTTCCTATGGATCGAACTACCCTCCGGAAGGAAGCTCGCCTACCGGGAGCCCCAGATCGCCTGGCGGGAGAGCGACTACGGCCCGCGGAAGACCCTGGAGTTCTGGGGCCTGGACAAGAGCAAGAAAAAGCTTCAGCTCGAACGGACCTGGGGCGGCACGTTAACGGAGAATATTGTGCAGGCCGTCGCGCGCGACCTGATGATGCCCGCCCTGGTTCGGCTAGAGAAGGCCGGCTATAAGGTCCTATTGTCGGTTTACGACGAGGGCGTCTGCGAGAGGCCCGTTGGCGAGGGTAGCGTGGAAGAGTTCGTAGACATCCTTTGTGAGCAGCCTGCGTGGGCGCCGGGGCTGCCCCTTGAGGCTAACGGCTGGTCCGGACCCCGTTATCGGAAGTGACGCTACTCGTCGTGCTTCTTTTTACGGCAGTACCGAAGAGCCTCGTCGGCGTCTTGGGCGCTCAGGCAAGTCCAGTTGGTGACCTCGGCCCGCGTTCGGGTCTTCCCGTCGGCGCAGTTGAGACGGTCAGTGTCGGCGTAATAGATGCATCGGTTCATTTCGGCAAACCCACCACCGTCTTTGCAGGTCCGGTAGGAGCGGCGCATATCCTGGGCCGTGACGCATTGGGTAAGGTTTGACTTCTCCCAAAGGCGGCAGAAATAGTTCGGCCATTTGACCGGGTCGCACTTTTGATGCCCGCCCCAGAGCGCATCGGCGTCCGCAATCAGGTGGGTCAGTTCCGGCCCGCTATCACATCCCCCGAGCGATACGGTCCCAAGCGCGAGCAGCAGCAATGCGTTCTTCAGGGGTCTTGGCGTTCTCAGTTTGAGTTGCAACATTGTTGAGGTCCGTCACCCAGTTTTGAAATTGTTTGTCCGCGAAGATCTTTCCGATCTTCGCGAACGTGTCGAGGATCTTGGGCAACGACACGATGAACGCTTTGATCGCTGCCCAAGTCGAGACTTCCATTAGCTGAGCGCGGCCTCAACGATGTCGGCACCGCCGAGCAAGCAAGCGCGCACGAACTCAACCGTGTGTTCTTTCGCGTCGCCAGGAAGCTGTTGGAACTCGCCCACCACGTGGACTAGCGCCATGACCGAAGCCGACAGGATCGGAGGCATGTCTTGGCCGGCTTGGAAACCGTCCTTGGTGACTTGCTTCGAAACCTTCACGATGTCCGCGCAAGCGGCCAGGATGGCATCGGGCGAGCTGGCAACTTTTACGCTTTTATCAATAACCGACATTTCAATTCTCCTTAGTTTCTGGTTTGAGTTTCCGCTTAAAGATACATTTCAGCCCCGCGATTGCAAGGCCGGCGATCGATCCGTATTTGGTCTTACCCAGGCTCGCCTCGATGAAGAGCAAAGCTGCGTAGCCTAATCCTTGGCCCATTCCCATAGTTAAAACCCCGTCATGGAGAAGTGTTGCGCGTCAATTCGTTCGAAGGTCCCGCCCCAAACAAACCCCGCGTCCGTAAAGCATCGCACGAAATCGGCGGACAGGCTACTTGCGGCACCTAGCGGGTTCTCGGCAGCGTTTAGGTCGATCGCCATCGCGTAAGCGTGGGACGATTCCACGTTCCGCCCCCGAATGGTGCGGATGTTCAGGCAGCCGTCGAAGGTCTTTAATTCGTCGATGCAGCCGCGGAGCACCAATAGTTCGAGCGCCAGGAGCAATTCTTTCGCCATGTCGCGGTTGACATAGACGTGCGTCCAGGGGCGCCCCGTCAGAGTGTTGACCACTCGGGTCGATACGTACCGCGGAAGCTTCACCAGGATGCAGTGCTTGGCCTCATCCGCCCAGTGGCCGTCTACGATCGGGCCGTACTTTGCTGCGCACTCTGCGTGGGTCATCATCGATGCCCCCTTTGCGCGTGAAGTTGTTTGTTGATTTCGACGAGAATGTCGCGGGTCTCTTGCATGATCCCCATCTGCGCCCCGATCAGCCGCAGCTCAGCGCGGTGTTTATAGATCGAGTCGGTTACCCAGATGAACCAGCCCGAGGCGAAAATCCCCAACGTTACGATGACCGCTACGTCGATGGTCATCGCGGGTCTTCACAGATAAAGAGGTTCACGGGCTTTTCGCACATGCGGAATTCTTTCTTGGAGGCGTCGACCGGGTCTCCGCACGTCTGCAGTGACGGGTCGATGGCGCGCGATTCGCAGCGCTTAAGCCGAGCACTTGAGCATCCAGCCACTGAAAGAAGAACCACCAAACTGATTAGGAAACGCATCCTGCTTTACCCCCGTTGTGTTTATAGACCGGCACTTACTAAATTCTTGGTATCTCCAGACTCTGCACCAAACGACCCCGCGGTGCGGTGGCCGCTCGTCGTCTCATCCCAAACCTGGGCCGCAATCTCTTCCGCGGTCGAAGCATCGGGCTGCTCGCGAACTTCGGCTAAGTTGATCTTATCAGGCCCGAGAACGTCGTCACGGTGCACCGTGCGAATAATGACCGTCCCTACGTAGGCGGCCGGCGTCACCGTATAGTCGTAGTAGAACAGGCCATCGGAGTCCTTCGTCATCGCGGTCGAGGCGACGATCGGAGTGGTTCCGTCCTGCTCGAAAATTTGAATGGTGGGGCCCACTGCAGGATCGGTAGGCACGCCGCCCGGGAAGTTCCGGAAGTAGAGGCGGTAGACATCCGATCCGGTCTTCGGGATCACGATGACCGGTGGAACGATCAGCGACTCTTGGAAGTTTGCGCCCTCGAGTCCCTGAACGGTATCCAGGATCAGCTGCGACGTGACTTCATTTGCGGGAAGTGCCGGTAAGTTATCGGTCTTCGCCTTGATCGCAGCGACGGTAACTTCGTTTGCCGGGCTTGCCGGGAGGTTGTCGGTCTTCGCCTTGATCGCAGCGACAGTAACTTCGTTTGCCGGGCTTGCCGGTAAGTTGTCGGTCTTCGCCTTGATCGCAGCGACGATGCTACCGATCAGACCTTGTAATGCGGCGCCGAAGCTACCCACCACCACGTAGGATGTCTGAATCGCGTTCCAAACCGCGGCCGCGATCGAAGCCGCGGTCGTTTGTGTCTGAATGGTGGACACTAGGGAATAGAGATTGGTCGCCAGAGTTTGGGTCAGAACCGCGGTATTCGTGTTCAGGTTTCCGAGAGCGTCGGCCGCCCGCACGCCCACTGTGTAGACCGATCCCGCAACCAGGGCGGCGTTCGACGCATCGGCGTAGAGCCGGGCGCTCAGAGCATAGACGCCCACCAAAGGGGTAGTCGCAAAGAGAGTTGCAGCCGAGACGGAGCCCAGAGCCAGGTACACTCGGTATTCGATCGGCGGCGTTGCGTCGGTTGCGGCAGACCAGGAAGCAGTCAGCGAGCCGTCTGCGTTTGCGGCAAGCCCAGTGATTCCGGCGAACGTCGGGGCCGTCACATCAGGTACGGATGCGCTCGGTAACTTCTGAATGATCGGCTGCCCGAAGTACTGGCCCACTTAGACCTCCTTGATCGAAACGAACGCGTTTGTGCCGCCTGGTAGCGTGCGGCGGTACCGTACCAGCGTGCCCACCACGTTGGGGATCGTGCCCAGGGGAATCCAGGTCGTGCCGCCGTCGGTCGAGTAGTTGAAGTTCGTCGGGTTGGCCGCCGTGTTAAACACCGCTACTGAAGCGAGCGTATCTCGATCGTTGTCGTGCGCGTAGAGCGTCGGCACCGAGCTGACGTACGCCGTCTGCAGACGGAAGATCGTGTCGCTCGGAGAAGCTGCGCCCTGCGTGGTGCCGTCGTTGACGATCGACCAGTTAGCAGAATTCGCGATCTTGCTCGTGTACGAAAGGTAGAGGTCGTAAACCTGGGCAGGCGTGTTCACCGAACCATCGGCGATCGAGAAATCGATCCTGAACTGGCTAAAGTTGTTGAACGCTGACCCAGAAAGGTTAGCCGCGATCGGAAGAACGCTCCACCCCGTGGTGGGGTCGTTGAAGATAGCGTCGCTAGAAGTCGCGGCCGTCTTGTACGAAAACGCCATGGGGGCGGTCAGATCGAAGAGCTTTTCGATGGTTCCTAGAAGCCCGGCGGCCTGAACATCGGAAGTGTTTACAACGGGCGAAGTCGTGAAAGAATACCCGTTCGAGGCGTCAGACCGGAAGTCCATGTAGAGGGTTCCGCGTTGACCGACCGTCGATAAGCACAGAAGCAACCAGCCCTGTTCCACTTCAAGGTTGTTCACCGTGACGCCGGCGAACGTGTAGGGAGTCAGACTAGGGGTTTCGAGGTACGTGGTATTGATCCCGCCGAACGGCATGTCGATCACGTTGTTGATCCAGCGCTTCACGTAGAACTGAGAAACGTTGGACGTATAAACGATCCTGCCGGTAGTGGCAGAGTACGTGGCATTGCTCGTCGTGATCCCCGTGTAGTCGGTGCCGTTGCCTTGGTTGTTTACGGCCACCATCGACGGGAAGCTCGTCGCCCCGTTCGTGATGTCGGACACCTTGAACAGGTGGAAGGTCGTCGACGTCGGTAAGAAAATACAGGTCTGGTTATTAACCGACGCAGGGATCAAGGGGTCCGTGCTCTGCGTCGGGATCACGGTCTTCTGGCTATTCGTCAGCACGATCGTGCCGGTGATCCCCGTGATCGTACCCGTGCGAATGTTCAGCCACTGGGAGACCGACTGGCCAAAGGCGCGGGTGACTACGGTCGACGCGGTCACAGAGCCCGCGTTGATCGAGGCACCACCGGTCGTGGCAGAAAGCTCGAACGTATTCGTGGTCGGATTCCTGACAAAGTAAACCGTCTGCGCCGAGGTCGCATTAGAGGCCGTAAAGTTCGTCGGCGCATTGGCCGTGATCACCACCGGGTCGTTGGCGGCGTAACCGTGGCCCGTCAGCGTAAAGGTCGGCGAGGCGTTTACCGTCGGGGACGTGGTGGTTTGCAGAACGATGTTGGGCGTAGCCGATGGGTCAAACACCGCGAACTGGGTCGTGGCCAGCACGTTGTTGTTGAAGTAGAGTCGGCGGTTAGCGGGGTCCATTGAGAGCCCCTGCATGGCGGTCAGCGTGTTATTGACCCCGATCGAGCCCGGGTCTTGCGCCATGTAGACGGCCTTCGCGTTCGAAGCGACGGCCATTTCAATCGTCGGCGGAGAGATGGGAACGAAATCGGACTGAGAGATATTGTTCGCGATGAACAAGCCCCCGTTGAACACGATGGTCGCGGTCGTCCCGATAAAGATCTGCCAGCCCGTTACGGCCGCGGGATTCGCACCATCGTATACGCGGAAGCCTTTCACCGTGTGGGTCGTGGCCGCAGCATTAGGTACGCGAATCTGAATCTTGCCCGCATAAGAGGGGATGGTCTGACCCGTGAAATCAAACTGGTACAAGCCAACCGTGGCGATCCCTGCAGTGATCGACGTCAATACGAAATGCCGACCATTCGGCGTGGTGTGGGATGCCTGCGGAAGAATGCCCACATCCCCGATCGTGTTCAGGTATCCGGTCAGCGGAGGTCCCAAGACTAGGGTCCCGTCGATCGTCTTTTGAAACACTCGCCCAGCTAGGTAGGGCTTGGTCTTGTCGTAAATCGTGACCGGCGCCTGGGAGGCGAAGCCGGCGGGAATTGTTTCAAAGCTCATGGGATTATTGCTCCATCAGGAATTTCGACCGTGTGTGCCGATCGGATATAACTATTCACCACCAAAGAAACGTCGACGTTGACCGGCTCGTAAAGATCTAGCTCGGGATTGTAGAAGCGGACCACGAGCTGGGAGGGCAGGCACTCAAGGACCTGGAAGCTTGAACCCCAGATGGGGTCCAGAGGCAGCGTATCGATGTCGGCAAAGTCGTTCACGCAAATCCGGAACCAAAGGCCGTCGGCGTCCTGATAGGCGAACCCAGGCAGCTCGGCGTCCAAGCTGCTGTCGGGGGCCCAGTAGTCTGTGCGTCCGTTGTCTTTCACGTTCTGCTCTTAGCTCCTTGTGATCGAGGTCAACACCCCAGAGGTGTAGGTGAATGTTTTGGTCAGTGTAGACGAGTCAGAAACCCTCGTCACTACAATCGAGGTCAGCACCCCGGAGGTGTAAGTAAACACCTTGCTGAACAACTTGGTGGTCTTGGACGAGTTCGTATAAATGTCGATCTGGGAAAGCACGCCCGACGCATAGGTGAATTCCGTATAGAAGTGAGCGACCGCGTAGTCGTAGGCTTGTTCTAAGCCGAACCGAACTAAATCAGGCGTCTGCCCTACGGGTGCCCACGCTGTGTCGTTGTCAGCCGGTGACTGTTTGATCAGCACCGTGCCGGTGGCGCCGTTACCGGGTACGCCGGGGCCCGCCGGGCCTGGGACGCCGACCTTGATCACCATCGGTGGAGGGACGTCACGCACCAGAACTTTGAGGGGCGGGGGCGTGACGATAATGACTTTGGTACAGTTCACCGAGTGACCTCGGGCGATAGAAACGCGATCCCCTGAACGATGCGAGTCTTGGTGCCGCCCGGGTCGGTCATCTCGATGTCGTAAGCCGCTTCGGTGATCGTACGAACCGCGCTTTCCGAAGGCGCTACCGGGATTGCCGCAGTCACCGAATTGGTGAGGGCCTGCGTAAACTTGCCCAAGAGCGGGGCCGGCACCGCCATCGTGAAGGTCGCCAAAACGGTCGGGTCGCTTGCGGATAAGCGCAGCTTCGACTCGAACGAATACCCCGTAAGCGGGAGCGGGGTCACGCCATCTGGTAGGAGTATTTGGTACTCCTGCAAGAAGTCGGACCCCAGGTTGATCGTAAAGTCGTAACGAGCTGCTTCCATGTCGCTCCTTTATTTAGGCCCCATACAGATTACGCTAGCGGCGGCGTCGAATGCCGAAACCCCGCGAATTCCTGTCTCGAGAACCACCAAAGTGGGAGAGGAAGTTGTCGCGGTGCACGCAACATCGTTCCCTTTCTGGGCGGTGCAGACGCAGACGGGTGCTCCTGAGAACACGCCGGAATTGATGTTCAGAAAGTAAACTCCAGCGCTAGACCAGACGATTGTCGAAACCCAAGAACCGCCTTGATTGTAGAGAATGCAGTTACCCGTAGTACAGTCGGTGGAGATCGTCGCGCCACCGAAGGAAGTGCGAACAATCCTTTCGTTCGGTGCCGCGCCAATCACGGCTTTGGGTTGGTAGGACGGCGCCGCGTGAGCGCACGCGCTTAAAACTACCAAGGATAGGAATGCCGTAAATTTCATCATATAATGCTCCAGTCTGTTCCGTTAGAAATGATGTTGAAAGCGTCGTATTGGTCTTCCAACGTTGGGTTAGTCTCGCCATCGAGAACGCCGACGACCGTGACGGCGTTCGCCGATGAGTCTATCTTTTTGATCGTATACACTCGACCTGTACACCCCGAGGCGGCGGGCAACGTCATGCTGAGCACACCGCTGGTGGCGTCTACCAGCACGACCTGGTCGCTCGCCGTTAGAGTATAGTTGGCTGTTTTGGTAACGAGATGTCGGCGCCCGGCAGCGTCTACGATGATCGCAAGCAGCGCCGCATTGTTGTTGTTGTCGAGAACATCGCTACCGGTTCGATCCGAAATAAATTGGGCAAACTGAGAGGCGATAAACGCCGCCTGTCGAAGCGCTCGGTTATTGAGCTTAGCGCTCGCGATGCCTGGCTTTTGGCCGCTCGTGCGGTCCGAAGTCAGAATGTAGTCCGCGACCGAAATGAGGTTCGAGCCCGTATCGGTGGGACAGAAAGGTTGAATGTCGTTAACAGCCATAGAAAGTCTCCTTTAGAAAATTAAGTAGGCGCAAGCTCTCGCACCCACGATCCTTCATCCCATCCCTGGATCTGATCTGATTCCACATCCCATCCGAAAACAGGTCCGGTATCAACCGAAACGTAGTAAGCGCTGATGCGCACGCCCTCGGGCTTAAGCGGCAAGTAGCCACCAGTGAGCAGTGCGAGAGTCAGCGAGTCGACCGTGCCGCCGATGAGCGCGATCGCATAGGTCATGTCCTGGCCGTCTTGCACCAAAATGGTGATGTTGGTGAAGATAGCGTCCCAAATTCTATACATCCCCTCGGTAGTGCCGTCCCACTGGTTCGCGGCAATTTTCGTGCGAATCAGGGTGCGATATACGTCATCGGGTAGCGTGCTGATCGAAGTCGGCGCATTACTCGGCCGCCAGATGCCGAACTCCCACCCGACCGTTTCGACGCCATCCCATTCGAAGAAAATCCCGGTGATCGGGATCGACACGTTTCGCGTGACGCCGACCCACTGTCCGATCACGTCTAACTGATGGCCGGTCGCTACGTCGATGTCGTAAAGCGGGCCGCCGGCGATCTTTAGAAGATCCTGGATATGCACGGCCAGGCTGAGCTGCTCTGCGATCATGGCCGTGAACTGCGGCTGCTTACGGTGCTCAGAAGTGATGAGGTTCAGGTAATCCAGAACGGTCATGTCACGACCACCAGAATGTCGGTGTCCGGATCGCACACCGGGTTCTCGTTCCAGTCGATGCTGACGTTCGCGGCCGACTGCCCTCCGCCGTTCTTGCCGAGCGTGATGGTCGCGATGTCGTAAGTCTGCCCAGCCGGCGAACCGTTCAAGTATGCCGGCGCGTACAGCTTGGTGATGAGAACGTCGTTTCCGATTTCGCCTTCGTTGATGACGGCGGCAACGGCGTTCTTGATCAGCTGCTCGTAGTTGCTCGACCAGTTAACCCCGGCCGACAAAGCGATCGTGACCTGAATGGTCGCCGTCGTGGCGCGTTCGAAGCGAATGTTGATCGGCATGCCTTTAGAGTCGTAGACCAGAACCGTCGTGTCGCCGTAGGTCCCGGTGCCCGGGGTCTTGTGAATCTGAATCGCTTGCGCGATATCCGCGCTAACTCCGCCTTCGACCACCACTGAAATGGAGTGTTCCGGGATTCCGTTCGCGTCGGTGGTCTCGGTGTCGTTCTCGTAGCCGCGCGCTTTTTGTACGCCGGCCACATTCAGCACCGCGCCCATCGTGCCTTCGAACACCGTCAGCGACGGGTTGGCCGTCGAAATGGATTGGCGAATGCGAAGCTCGGCGTCCGTCTCAACCGGTGCGCCGGGCGTTGCGTCGTCTGGGTTGTTTACCGTCTGCCAGCCGCGCGTCGGGGTGAAGATCGTCGTGATCGTGTTGGCCGCAGCTGTCAGGTCGCCTTCCTGTTCAGCGGTTGCGGTAACCGTGATCGACCCGCCGCCCGGAATGATGGTGCCGTTCGGTATGAGCCATTTCTGGTTCAAGGCATCGGACGCAATGGCGCCCGTGAGAGTCGTTCCGGGCTGGCCGACGATCAGCACGTCGACGGTCGAATGGGTAGCGACCTTCTTCGTCAGGCCGTTGATTTTCACGTTACGAGCAAGCCCCACGCCCTGAGCGGTTGCCGGGGAAAAGGAGTTCACGACAGACGCACCAATCGAAGCGATGTCGAAATAGGCTTTGGCCTGAGCTGCAATCCACTGCCCGTCTTGGGAGTCGGCGCCTAGATACACGTCAGCACCAAAAATTCCCCGGTAAACATCTTGAAGCCACGACAAGAAAGACGGGTAGTCCGCGAAGTGGTAGCCAGTGTCGTCGATGTAGACTAGGTCGGTAATGTTCATTTAGTAGCTCCCGTAGTTCGCAATCTGGACCTCAGTCGGACCGTAAGCGGTGTTGATCGTAAACGTCGCGTTCATCCCGCGCGTATCGGGGTCAAGCGTGCTGTCGTAAGACTCGATGTTCTCTACGCCCTGGATGTCGCGCACTCGGTTTTGAATGACCTGGTCGGCGTCTTCCTTCGAATACTTTCCTAAGATGCCCTGCATAAAGAGGGTGCCTTCTTCAATGTCTAAGAACCACTCGCCGAGCCAAAGCAATAGGCCGGTCTTTACGGCCTGCGCAACGGCGTCTGGAACGTCACGCCAGAAATCGGATTGGCCATTTCCGAACGTGTAGTCACCCGTGGGCGAGAGTTTGCGGTAGCGCATTATTCTAGAAGTGCTCCTGTTTGACTTAGTTTGTACGCTGCGATCTGCGCCGTCAACGCCGTCAGTGCCGGGCTCAGGGTTACCGCTGCAGAGGCGGTAACCAAGGCGATCGGGTCGGTCTGAACGGTCGCCGAGAAGGCAGTAAGTGCCGTGTTAAGCGTGTCGAGCAGGTCCGCCAATCCGTTGATGACGCCCTTCAGATCATTGGTGTCATTCGCGATGGTGATCTTATCCCCTGAAATGAGTTTCACTTTGCCGCTTTGCGCAACTTCAACGTAGGCAGATCCGTCGTCCTTTCGAATCTGAACCGAGTTCGTGCTGATGCCACTTACGGCATTCGGGACAGAACGAGGACCGGGGATGGCGAACCCATCGGAGAGGTCGTGCATGCGGGCTTCTACGGGCTGCTGAACGCCGCTAGACTGCCACCAAGCGTCGATCGCGCGAGCGGAGAACACCACCAACACTTCGTCGTTCGCTTTGAGCGGCATCGTGATAGTGAAGCCGCCAGCGCTCGGGAACACGATCGGAACGTTGATCAGGAGCGGCAGGTCGACCGACTGAACTTTGCCGCTCTCGTCTTCGATCGACCCCCGAATGGCGGGCTGAACTTCGCAGGTCATTTTCGTGAAGTCGACCTTCTGCACGATTCCGGGTATGGCCGTCCAGATGGTGGACTGCCGGCCGTCGAGCACAAGCCGCATCGCTTCTTCAGGGTCGTTGAGTAACTGATTCCTATCAGCCATAGTTCGTCTGCACGCTATTGATGGGGTTGGTCGTCGGGTCGATGTTCAGGCACACCATGCTGGTGTACCACTCTACGCCGCGCGTATCGCCCGTATGCTCCGCCACCAAGACGTAGTACACTCCGTCGGCCGAGAGCGGCGCCGGGATGTTTGCGGGGCTATTAGGCACGTCGAGGTTGACCTTAAAGTCAGCGACGGACTTGTTATTGATTTCGATCTGGGACGACATTTTGATGTTGGGGTTCAGCAGGCACTTGACGTTCAGCCCGTCGGTCGTCTGCTGAGGGGTTCCGATCAAGCCGGTCTTGCTCGTCAGAACGATGCGCTCGCCCGGAAGGTAGGCTTTCTTTTTTACGAACGTGACCTTCTCGTTCTGGATCGACCAATCACTGCCGGTGCTCTGGGCGGTGTCACGCAGATAGTTCCGCGCGTTCCCGAACATGACCTTGCCGCGGGGAAGCTGGTTTGCAGGCATTTCGCCTAAGTGCCCGGCGGTCACGCCTTTGGAGTTCATCGACTTGACGGCCGCGCTGACCTGGTCGCCCTGGGTCGAGCCTGCAGCTAGGGTGGCGTTTACGACAGCGAAGTTATAGGCCAAGTCGCCGTCGCCGGCGACGATATCGATGAAGGTGTCCGTCGCGCTTTCGCGGCCGAGAATAACTTGTTTGATATTGCCTTGAAAGATGACCCCGAAGTTGCCCTGGTAGCCAGCTTGGAGCGTCACCTTGGTGAACTCTTTCCGGATGCGGAGCGCGGTCTGTTCTTCGAGGTTATACACGCGAATGTCGGCCGTGTTGGGCGTCTGCACGCCCGAGCGCTTGACCGAAAACTTGATCCGAAGCTGTGATAGGTCGAGGCCGTTTCGGTCACTTCCAGAAACGATCAGCGTACATGCGCGGAGGTATTGGCGTGAATCATCAGCCATTCGACGCCTCATCGGTAACGAAATACAGGTTGCTCTCGACGCCTAGGTTCGCGAGCGTAGGTGGCGCGGTTTCATCACCATCGGTGTACACGATGAGCTGGCCTTTTATGCCCAAGTACTCCAGGCCCGACAAACAGTCGGCTCCCGTAATGAGCGGGATGTTGGCCGCAACCGCGGCGCCCGAATCGGCATTATCCAGGTCGAGCACCCAGCCGGCGTCTTCAGCGTTATTCCAGCGGCACGTCATGAGATAGTTCGTACCCGCAAGCGCGATTTCGAACTTCTGCGGAACGTTTGAAAGGGGCAGCACGAAAGTACTCATCGAGCGAAGAGCCCTCCGATTCCTTCTTTAAGCGAGAGCAGCGCTGACTTTCGGCCCGCCTGGGCGGTCGCTCCGGTCTCGGCCGGGTTCCGTTGGCGGATGCGCGGAACTTGGGTGGTCGTCACGTCGACGATAATGACCTCTTGAAAAGACGCGCTGATCGACAGACAGTTTTCAGTCGCCTTGTCGGTCGTCTGGGTAAGGGTGGCGAACAGGACGTTCCGGTAAATCCGCTTCGGGGTGGTGACGTCGAACGGCTCGCGCGACTTCTGCAGGCTCTGCAGGTCGTCGTAAATTTTGTTGAGCGACACCAGGATGTTGTCCCGAAAGAGCGCCGTCATCGTTAAAACGGTCGGCTCCATGTACGAGTGATCGGTCAGGGACGCGCCTTGCTGAACGGGCTGCTTAGTAATGGTGAGGGTGTCGGTCGCCGACTCGTTCAAGATAACGTGAACAGTAATGGCGCCGATCTTCCGCTTCTTACCGAAGATCGATTGGATCGTGATCGGCTCAACGAGAAACCCCATTAGCGGACCGCCCCCTTCATGTTTCGGACCATGTCGAAATTCACTCGGCTCTGTTCGCCGGCGACGGCCTTGCCGATCGAGTTGGCGTCGGCTGAGCCCGACACGTGAATGCTGGTCTGCTGCTGCACGTGCTGATTCGTCTGGGAGTTCTGCACGCCGCTACCGACCGGAGCCGTTGCCGGGACGAAGCCACCACCTGCGTAGGCGTTCGGAACGTTCTTTTCCGCGTTTCCGCCGAACAGCTTGGAAGTCCAGGATCCCAGAGCGCCCAACACCGAGCCGCCCTTAGTGATGACGTCCCAGAGGCCCTTGAACGAGTCGGCGATTGCGCCGATGGCGTGGGTCATCGTTTGCAGAAAAGCGGTCAGGTCGCCGGAGTGGAAGAGCTGGATGAACCCGACAATGAGGTCGCCGACAACGTCCACCACCTTCTTGAGCTGCTCCCAGAGGGCGCCCAAGAACTCGGACATGGTCTTGATGACGGGCAAGAAGCTCGACCAGTCAAAGAGAGACTCGCCGCCTTCTTGCCAAGTTTTGAAGTCGTCGAACAGAGCGAGCAGGGCCAGCATTCCCGTCAGCAGCATGCCGAGCGGAGTTGCCAGGAATTCTAAATTGAGCAGCTTCCATGCTGCAATCACCGCGATGATGCGCGTCGACCAGCCATCCGTGGCCTTGTCCAGCATAACGAAGAAATCGTAAACGCGAGTCAAGATCGACCACAGACGCATGCCCAAAGCCGTGGTGGCTTCGAGCGCTTTAAAGATGAATTTGATGAACCGCTCTAAGAAGTTTTGGATCTTAGGCATGTTCGCATAAATCGTTTTACGGAAGGCGTCTGACTGTTTTGTCAGGGCGCTGAAGAAGCGCGAGCCTACCGACTTGTAAATCGCTTCGAGGGCAAACTTGGTTTTAGTCAGGCTCATGTTGAGCTTGACTGATTCCTGCACCACTTTGGTGATGTTGATCCCGGCGGCCGCGTACGCCTTGAGCATCTCCCGCCTGAGCACGATCGCCTTATTGATGGCGGGCGCGATGATGCGGTACTCGTACCCCATCTGCTCGAAGCCTTCCGAGATTTTCGAAATGCTGTAGACGATCGCGCTCGACATGATCTTGATCGATCCGTAGAGGGCCGCAACGCGAAGGGTGGCGCTAGCGATCGACTTATTGAACTTCGCGAGACTGGCGTCGTCGACGGCGAACCCCAGGCCGACCATGAAGCTCTTGATTATTTCGCCAGTAATAAAGCACCCCCTTGAAAGGGAACGGTTTTATTGGTAGCGCGCGCATCATGGTGTCTAGAAGACGAGTTCTTGAAGCTTTCAGATACGACCGTAGAAGTGGAAAATTCTACTGGAAAGAGGACTCGGCCAACAAGAAGGCACGCGCTGGCGAGGAAGCGGGAAATAACGTCCGCGACGGCAGGAAGACGTATCGTCGCATGTTCGTAGACGGGCGGCGGTACTACGCTCACCGGTTGGTGTGGCTTGTTGAGAAGAATCGGCATCCCAGAAAGGGTATCGATCACAGGGACGGGAACGGCCTCAATAATCGAATAAGGAATTTGAGGGAGGCGGACGAAAAGGTTAATGGACGAAACCGCTCGATGAACCGAAATAATACGAGCGGATTCGCCGGGGTCTACCTTATGAAGAGCACTGGAAAGTGGTACGCCACCATACGTGTCGACGGCCGACTCGTTCACTTGGGCTACTGTTTCGAAAAAGAACGGGCGGCAGCTCTGAGAAGGCGCGCACAGCGGAGATTGAATTTTCACATTAATCATGGTCGCCCTTCTAATCTTCGTTAGCTTTTCTGTAGCGTCGTTCGTTTTCAGCCCTCACGTCTAAAGCGTCATTCATCTTTGCGACGTCTTCAAGATCTAGCGTGCAGTCCTTCAGGCTCTCGTAAAGGCACATCCCCTCCAGAACCGGCCGCATCACCCAATCATCGCCGTCCGGCATACTTACCCAGGTCACTTCCCTCTTCGTTTCGACTCCCCCACCACCTAGGATTGTTGAGGGAGTACGCTGAAAAAACCTGCTAAATTAAAGGCAAACGCCTTTCCTGCAATTTGGATCAACATCGGCAGTTCCAGGTCTTGAATCATGAGCATAGAGCCCGTCGAGACCTTGGCCCAGTTACCGGCTGCTTGCTGAACTTCAACCGACGAGAGTAGGCCGTGCATCACCAGCTCGGCGTCGGCGTCAGTTAGCTTCGAGAGGCCCATCATCACGGGTGCGACGATCTTCGCGATCATGTCGAACTTTTCGGCTTCCGACATCGACGCTTCGTCTTTTAACTTTGCCGCGTCCTTCATCGCCGGCATCAGGTCAGCAAGCACCGGACCTAGGCGACGAACGACGTGGAACTGTTTAAACGCGTCGATCTTGGAAAGCTTGAACTTCCGACCACCGATTTCGAAATCCCGTTCGCTCATGAGTCAAAACCTCTTCTATTACCCGGTACCTAAAATGCTGTTGGCGACTACGCAGTCGAAGGTCCACTCGTTCATCGGACCGGATTTGTCGTACACGATCGCCGGCTTCTTCTTGAAGGCGACCTGCTGAAGCGCGTGGTAGTCCTTGCGGGCCGAGTCCACCACGGTGATGGTGTTTAGCCCCCAGAGGGCCGAAGACGACCGCTGCAGGTTGTACATGATCATGAGCCCCGAGTTCAGCGGCGAGGTCTTGAGCAACCGAATGGTGACGGTTGCGGCTTCGCCGGCGACCAGCGAATGCTGGCCTAGCCCGTCGGCGCCGATCGTCATGACGTTCTTGTCTTCGACGGCTTCGATCCCGATGCCTTCTTCGGCAACGGCCGCGCCGGCGCCGAGGTTAAGAACCCCGCCCGGTCCGGCTAGTGCGCACTGAATGTTCTGAAAGGAATAAGCGGACATGTTTTAGGTCTCCCTTGATTAACGGTTTACGTTGACCAGCACGTCCAGCCCTTGGATCGCGCCCGCAAGTTTCAAAGCGACTTGGATCGGAGGCGCTATGCGCGCATCGCGATCCGACTGAGATTGCAGGTCGACCGACTCGGCGAAGATGTAATAGCCCGTGTTCAGGTACTGACCCGGCTCAAGCGCGCCGAAACCGTCAGCGTTCCACACGCCTGGAGCGACCAGCCCGTTGTTGACGGCCGCTACGCACGCGATATTCACCGCGTTCGAGAGCTGGTTTGCGCCACCATCGGTTTGCGGAATCTTCGTCTTGCTCAAGTACAGAACGTTGTAGCATTCGGTCTGGACCTTGTTCTGGAACCAGTCGAGGCCGTGAATTTCGTCGAACCAGGCCGGCCCGCTCATCGTTCCGTATTGGATGATGATCGTGCCGTTGTCGTAGTTCACGAAAACGTTGCAGCGTTTGTTCTTGAGGGTGAGCGCTTGGTTTTCGGTCAGCTCTTCGCCAACGACTCCAGGCTCTTGCTTGTACATGAGCGTGATCGTCGAACGGTTTGCGTTGAAGTCGACCGAGAAGGCTCGTCCGAAGAACGAAGCGATCGCGTAAGGGTTCTGGCTGTACTGGCAGAACGACTTCTTGTAGCCCGAGGCTTTCATCAGGCTCGCCAGATCGTTGGTGGTCAGAGCGCTGAGCACGTTGGTGTTCGTGATCGTCACACCGAAGATGCGAGACAGGTCCAGGGCTTCGACAAAAGCCGACACGGCCAAGTTCTGGCTGTCGTTCGGTTGAACCGAAGCCTGGAACATGAGGCCGTACCAGGCCGCCGACTTATTCGCCATCGCGGCCGCACACTCAACCGGGGACTCGGCGTTGTAGCCGACGACGAGCGATTGAGAGGTTGCCGAGGTCAGCTTCAGAAGCGCCGAGATGTCGGTGCCAGAGCCAGCCGTAGCGTACCCTACCGAAGACGGCACTAAGCCACCAGAGAGGGTCGCGCCCGAGAGGGTGATGTGGGAGCTGACTTTCGCCAGGGTGAACGAGTTGCCGGCAGTGCCGGCCAGCACGGCCGTAACCGAGACGACATTCCCGACGGTCGAGTAGGTCGCATCGTCGATGTTCGCGTCGCTCGATGCTGCCAAGAACGCTTGCAGGTTCGCTGCAGTGGCGATGTTGGTCGGACCGACCAGGACTTGATTGCCGCTCGGGCTTGCGGCTACGAAGGTGATCGCAGTGCCGTTCACCGTCAGGGTGTCCGGAGCAACGCCGCCCGCGAAGTTAGCGCCCGAGATGGTGATGTTAGATCCGACCTTGGCTAAGGTATAGGCGTTGCCGGCCGTGCCGTAGACGCGAGCGGTAGCGGTCGTGATCGCGCCAATCGTGTTGTAGGTCATGAGGGCCAGGTTGCTGTCGGCCGAAGCCGCCAAGAACGTCTGAAGGGCCAGAGCGGTCGCGGCCGCGTCGACGCCGATCTGAACTTGGTTGCCACTAGGCGAACCCGAAACGAAGGTAACCGTGGTTCCTTGGATCGTGACGGTGTTGCCGTTGGCCGGGTTAGCCGTCAGTTCGATGGTCGCCGAAGCGCGAGCGCCGTAGCTTGGGTTCGTATCCAGAGTGATCGTGCCCGAAGCCTGAGCGCCCGCACCGGTGGTGGACGACGTGACGACGAAATTCGAACCGTTCCAGGCTACCGACCCGCCGGTCAGCGCGCCGTTGATGACGGTGGCTACCCCATTCAGGTTAGTGACGCCCGTGAAGTCGAGGGACGACAGGGTCTTCGTTACGCCGTCGATTGGAATAACGAACCCGCCGTTCGAAATGGAAGTGAAGTTAGCGAGCGTCTGCTCAGACGGCGACAGAATCCCACCAATGTTCTGGCCCGCAGTCGCGGTCCGGAGCCAGCGCCCGATCATGATCGAACGAGGTTTCGGGGTCTGGCCGAAGTACAGGGCCGCAGCCTTATACTCAGGAGCGTCGACGCCGAAATCGGCCGCCACGCCTTCAATGCTCAGATAGGTGCGGAAGCGCTCAAGGCCGCTGATGACGTTAGAGTCACCCGCGACGAGAAGCACACCGAAGGACCGAACAGCCGCAGCAAGCGGGCTTAGATTGATCGTTACCCGGACAAGACCCGAAACAGATAAGCTCATGGATTAGAATCCTTTCAGTGTGCAGATGAGGGTTCGAGCTGCGCCTTCTGCGCTACCCGACTTGATCTTCAAAAACGAAATGCCGTTAAACGGGGCCGGATCGATCGCGTAGTAGCCGCTGACTGCGACCGTATAGCTGAGCGCCGTACCCGACGTGGTGGACTTCACCGGTACGTAGGTGCCCGATTCAGTGTCGCATGCTTCGAAGGTAATTGCCGTTCCGGTGAAAGAGGCCGGAATGAAAACCCCGACGAGGGCCATGCCGCCCATCTTGATGACCGAACTCGATTGCTGGCCGTTTGCGATCGTAACAGAGAGGCCGGGAATCGTCGTCCCTTGGTAACCGGATATAAATGAAGCGGGCATAAAAAGAGTCTCCTAGGTTTGAGTTTCCCAATCAAGCAGATATTCTTCGCCGCCCAACACAGTGTGAATCGTGCCGTTCGCGGAGAGGAAAGTCTGGATCGGGTAAGTACGTTGAACTTGTCGGCGAATGAAAACGCTCATCACCAGTCGGTTGACCCAACGTTCGTTCACAAGATCGGGTACATGCCGCGCCTGGGTAACTTCAGTGAAGCCCATATTCGCGGCTTTGAGCGCGGCCAGATTCGCGGGAATTTGAAAACCGTCACGAAGGATCCCGGCAGTTTCTTCCCCGTTCGGACCAAAAATCGAACACGCAATTTCTAGCAACTCGTGGCGCTGGTAGGTTGTCACACCAGCTGGGTTGACCTGAATGGCGCCGTTCGCGTCGGGCGTCAGCACGTTCACTCCAAAGGCGATCCAGTCGATGTCGATGTCCGGCTGCTTAGGCGGATTGATCTGCCAGGTCGGCCGAACGTACTTGCCCTCGATACCGGTGATGCCGACGAGTACGGTCTGAATGAACTGCGTGAGAGTCAGGCCGCCCGGGAGCGGAGTGGTGGTCGAAGGGCCCATATAGCTCATGGCGCGGGAACCTCACCGACGCATAAACCTTCGCACCAGCCCTGGCCGAAGTTCGTCCAGTCGAACACATTCACCACGTTGTAGCGCTGGCCCTTGAACACCAGGACGGTGGTGTAGCGGCCCGGGGCAGACGCGGTGATCGTGCCCTTGAACCAGAAGCTCGACATGTTAGCGACGCGGAGCGCTTCCGGAAGTCGTTGAAGCGCCCGGCCGGACGCGGGCTGGACGGACCCCCAGCTATTGACCGAAGACTCCGTCACCACGTTCTCGCCGTAGTCGTTCACGGTCGGGACGCGGGTAATGACCGAAATCGGGTCGATGAAGTCTGGGTCAAGAAGCAACTCGGTGACGTCAACTAGTCCCACGGTTACCGGCCCTCCTTTACGACGGACGTGATCGCATTTCTAAGTTGACCAGTCACGATCAACGCCTTGGTACCATTAAACCCGGCTGCCCGCCGATGCGCTAGCGTGGCTTCTGAGGGTGGGGCGAATCCTTCCTGGTCGTTGATCGCCTTCTTGACGGAGTTCGCGGCGATGATGCCAGCCCGCTCGTAGGCAGGCGTCAGGGCGGCAAGGCCCTGCGACAGAGCCGTAACCGCGGCCTTCCGGAACTGGGCTGCAATCGCGTCCTGGGCGTTTAAAATGCCGATCGACATCGCGGGGCGCGCCGGGATGTTCTGACCCGGCGAGCCGAACTCATTTATGGCAAGCAGCGTCGCGTTATTTATCGGATCGCTCTTGTCGCGTTTGGTATCCTCTTCAGGGATGCCGACGAGAACCGCGTCTTTCCTAAACCTGGCGATCGTGTCGTTGATCTGCTTCGTGATGTCTTTCGTGACCACGAGCGTCGGGCCGCCCTTCACAACATCCACCAATCGAAGAGAAAAGCGGCCGCCAAAACGGACGCGATCAGGCAACCGAGTCCGAGCAGAGTCGAGATGACCTCTTCGCGGTCGGCTTCCTTGAACCACTTCATAGCTGGATCGCCCCTGCGCCGAAAATGCGCGCGAGCCGGATAAACTGCTTGCCGTAGTTGGTGAGGTTCCACCAGCCGGCGTCTTTCTCACTCGAGACGTTCGAATCGTAGCCGACCGTGACGGAGCCGACGGTCTTGTTATTGGCGATGCCGCCTGAAGTCCCCGGCATGCCGCCAATTGCACCGGCCCTGGCGTTCTGGCGGGCGAGGGTAATTTCGTGAGCGACGTAGAGGTACCTGCCCTGATCGGTACAGGTACCCCACACGCATTCAAGAACCATCTTCTCGGCAAGCGTGGCCCAGAAGGTGATCTGAGAGTCGGGATAGTCCAGCGTGCTCGTGAACTCGGGGAATGCGGCTCGGAACGCTGGGATGTTCATCGCGACTAGTTACCTCTTGTGCTTTTTCTTAGCCGGCTCCGCTTTGGATTCTTCCATTTCGGCCTTCACCTTAGCTTCGACCTCTTCGGCTTCCATTTTGGCCAGCTCTTCGTCTTCCGACAAGGGCGCGACCGGTTCTACGGCCTTGGGTTCAGAACTTGCTTCAGGCTTCTTCGTCAAAGCCGAAATCTTTTCAGCCAATTGTTTCTGACGTTCTTCGGCAGAGATGGGGGCGACGATCTTGTCCGCATCTTCGACGAGACCCGCTTGGATCAGCCGGTGAAAGTACGCATCGGCTAGCACGTCAACGGGAACTTCGTGGACCCCGCGGCTGTAATCCTTCTTCTTGATATGTACGGCTTGCTTAAACTTGACGAGCATGTGGAACCTTCCTGTTTAATTGAAGTTGAGGGTCGTGCCCAAACCATAAGCCCGGGCACGACCGGATTTCAATTAAATGCCGTCAGCGTAACGGACGGTCTCAGGGTAGACGATTTCCATTTCGCCGAAGGCCCACAAGTACGGCGCGGTGAAGCGGATACCTTGGTAGTAGGCGGTTTCGCGGCGGATGGGAACCATCGGGAAGCGTACGCGATCTTCTTCGTTGGTGTACGCCACCATGCGGTCTACGCCAGAGACGCCAGCGGCCGTCAGCCATTTTACGGGCTGAATGTCGAGGGCCTTGCCGTTGACCTGCAGGCTGATGCAGTTCTCTTGGATGTACTTCAGGATCGACACGTTGCCGGCCGAGCTGACTTTCCGTTGAGAGATGAGAGCGAACTGAGCCGGAGGCAGCAAGAGCTTCGACGGGCAAACCGCGTAAGCGGAAGCCTGCCAAGAGCCGACGATCAAGGAGTTTACGTCGTCCATGATTTCGTCGGGGGTCTTGCTCGACCACAAGGTCGAACCGCTCAAGCCGGCCACCACGTTGGTGACGGTGACGTCAGCCGAGTTCAGCAAGCCCGTCGCGCCAACATCGCTCGAACCGATGTACACCATCTGGTCGGTGTTCATCTGGTACATGGTGTTGAGGGCGTCGGTCTTCTGAGAGTCGATCGGTTGGCCGGTCAGCTGGGAGCGCTCCAGTTCCACCGAGGTGAAGCTGATTTCGCGAGCCAGCAAACGGAGCGGCAACACGATCTTTTGACCGTTGATGCTCACGCCGGGGATAGCGGTCGATTCGGCCGAAATCCAAGGCATGTTGCCTACGCTGCCGAGAGTACCGGCGCCAGCGAAGGCCGAACGAATGAAGCTGGTGCTTTCGTTCGACATCGTGATGCCGCTACGCAGTTTGACGTCCCGACCCCAGCTGATGCTGGTCAACGGTTGATACAACCGCTTATCGAGGTTTTCTAACTGGTTTACGTAGTAAGCCAGTGCTGAGTCGCGGGTCTTAAATTTCCGTCCTAGTTTCATATTATCGATTCCTTTCGTTTGCCGATTAGCGAGCGATGCGCAGTTCAGCGTTTTTGTCGGCGTCCACGCCGTCAGAAGCCCATTCGGCCTGAGTTGCGCTCAGAACGATCGTGTTAGAGCTATCCGCAGTGGCGCGGAAAGAGCCTACAGCGACGCCGCCGTTGGCTACGATCTGGATGTAAACCAGACCGCCGCGTGCCGGGGTACCGGCAGCGCACTTAACGGAAACGTAGCCACGAACCGCAAGACCTTTAGGGGTCTTAGGATTCGGCACGGTGCCGTCGAAGCTCGCGTCAGAGGCCGAAGTTCCAGCCATCGCCGGAACTTCGCGAACGAGCACACCAGCGAAATCGGCGGCCACTTCAGCGCCACCATTGAATTGCTGGATGCCGCCCGCGACGTACTTCACGGGAATGCCGAAGGCTTGAGCGAAAACGCCCGAAGCGGCGACGAGCATGGCGGGTTCTACATTCGTTTCATCAGTACGGGTGATGTCTCCAGGGACACCGGTCGGGGCTTGGTATAAATAGGCTGACATTTTTTAAATCTCCTTTGGCTTATCGCCGGTTACTTAGATTGACCGTAGTGCTTGGCGTTGATCTCGTTCATCTGCTCGGCCGTCATGGCGCCTTTCGGCGTTTCAGAGGCAGAGTTGAAATCGCGAGTCTTGGTCTTCGACAACTCCGAAGTGCGGCTGGCCTTCAGGAGTTCACTTGCGGCGATGAACAGAGTGTTCACCCGAGCAGCGTCTTTCACTTCAGGGGCTTTGCCGCCCGTGAGTTGATCGATCACAGCCTTGCCGTCCTTGGTGGCGTAAGCCGCAATCAGCGCCTTAGCCTTCGAGTCTTTGGCCGAAGCCTTCATACCCGGAGCAAGAATTTCAACGCGAGATGCGGTGTCAGCGGTATCGCCAACCATCGCCTCGTCTTCGGACTCTTCTTCGCCTTCAGCATCTTCGGATTCGGCGTCTTCGGATTCTTCTTCCTCTTCGCCTTCGGCGTCATCGACCGGAACTTCGTCTTCCTTCGATTCGCGCTCGAGCAGCTTAGCAACCGCGGCTTCGAGGGACTTTAAGCGGTCTTCCATGCTGACTTCAGCCGGAGCCTCTTCGTCCTTCGCGTCGTCTTTCTTTTCCGGGGCCGGCTTCTCTTCGGCCGCATCCTTGGGCTTAGCCATGGATTCGATCTTAGCGCCCAGGTCCTTAACCATCTTCACCAGCTCGTCGTAGGAAGCGGCGTCTTTGGCCTTTTCTTCCTTCTTCGGCTCGGGCTTCTTTTCCGGTTCGGCATCACCCGCGGCAGCCATCGCCTCGTCTTGTGCCTTGGCGAAGATCGCCTTAATTTTTTCCTTTACTGACATCTTGGAGTCCTTTCCTTTGTGATCGTTGATTGCATAAGAAGAACCTGCTCGGCCTTCATCCACCAGCGCTAAATGGTTGCCGACGATATTCGTTTGAAGACCTCGGCCCTCACCCGTCTGGTGGTATTCGGCTTCGTAGCCGCACGAAACTTCGCGTAGCCCGTTCTTAACGAGGTTGATCGCCATACCGTCAGTGATGAGCAGGTCCGCGATCAGGTCGTTTTCTTGTTCGCCCTCGCCTCGGCGCACGTTCTGAAGAACGCCCTTCGCCAAGCGGGACCAGTTATCTGGCGACACGAACTCCGTCGGATGGGTGATCGTGACGGCTTTACCTTCGAAGCTGGCGATCGTCTCCGGGCGGAAAACCTCGTCAGCTTCGCGGTTGATCAGGATCCTGCCGTCTTCGCCCACTTCCAAAGGGGTTTCGCCCTCTCCGTAAACCATCTCGCCCGTGCGAGCGATCGGGACACCGATACATACCAAGAAGCCCTCTGGCGTCTCGTGAATGTTCTCGGAGATTTTGGAAGTCGTGTAGAACTTCATTAAGCGCTGGTGACGAGCTTCCAGGCAGGAACGGCTTTAGTGCCGCCGTTGATGTACATCTTGCCCGTATCGCGGCGAATGTAGATCGAGCCAATGCCGGCAACGTTCGCACCCGTGGTGCCGTCAACCGGAGCGCCGGCGCCGTGGAACATTACCACGTCGCCCGTAAGCGGGGCGATAGGCATCACCGATCCTTGAACGTAGCTCTGGGACTGTTCGCCGAATTGGTTGGTAGAGACTAACTTTGAGGGCATGAATTTTTCTCCAATGAGTGTTGCGTGGTCCGAACGGACTGTGTGCGCGTAGAAATACTATCAGGGTAATCGTCAAGTTTTGGCAAGCCGGAATTATTCGTCACTGAAAACCGGTTCAGCAAAGCACCGACAATTTGGAAACGTTCCGGGGTGTCCCTTCATCCCGTCATCGAGTGTGGGCGGGTCGTCCCAGGAAAATATCATTCCCTGAAGTCTCTTGCCCTTATACATCCGGTGCGAGTGCCGGACGCCACCATCACCAGAGTTGTGCCAGCGGTATTGGTTTGATCCGACCGCCATCGCTCGGGATTGGTTGATCGCCGCGTTTGCTCGAGCAGTTTCGGTACGCGCAATGAGTAATGCCCGGGACTTAGCCACTTCGTGTGAGAGCCCGAGTTCTTGCTCGAGCTGCTTGATCGTGTCTTCGTTCGCTTCGGCGCGCGTGCCGGCAAGAACTGCCTCGTGCGCGATTTTCTGTGCGCGCAAGCCCGCTTCGATCGGAATGGACTTGATCAGCCCAACCTGTTCGTTCATGAGCTTGAGCGCAACCGCGCCGACTTCCGTATCGCCCAAGCTCGTCTTGAGCGCCGTACCGATCGCCTTCGACTTTTCGATGTAGGCTTTCTTGTTCGACTTCTGAACTTGGTTTAGCAGCTTCGCCGCTTGTCGCTCGGCCCACGGGCCCAGCACTTCCGAGTAACGCTTGAGTTCCTCTTGCATGCGGTTCGCATCAGCGAGTTTCGCACCAGGTAGCGTGTGCCTCTCGACGATGTGGCCGGACGCGGCCGCTACCTTCTTGAGCTGCTTATAGAACTCCCGCTCAGCCGTCGACGACGGTTTGAACTTTCCGCGAATGGTTTTCTTCGCGTCGAAACTTAACGACCGGATAGCCATCGCTTGAGCTTCCCGTAACGGCTGTCGAGATTCTTTACCGGCTCTTTGGGTTCCTTATCGGGGGAGAGCGGTGCTTGCTGTTTTTTCTGCTCAACTGGCTCCTCCCCCAGTCCTGTTTCGCCCGGCATCGGGGGTTCATCCGCTTCTGCCTCGGCCTCCGCAATATCTTCGTCCGAGATGTTGCTGAAGAGACCCGTATCGCCCGACGATTGCCGTAGTTCCTTCATCGCCGCTGGACGAGAAGTCAGGCCGCCCTCAAACGCGCCCAAGACGGTCTCGGTGTTCGACTTCGCAACCGCCGCCTTGTCGGTAGCCGACATCTGCCAGAGCGGCGTGAACGTAAATTCTAGATCCTTAGGCGCGGACTCGCCAAACTTAGAGCGCCACGCAACCTGGATGTACGTCTCGAGCGGATTGCGGAGCTTCGCTTCCTGCTGGCCGTTCACGTTATCGTAGTACATCCGAATATCGCTATCGCCCGTGGCGGAGAGTCCTGCCGGCGACTGCCCGAAGAGTCGCACCAACGGGATCTGGCTTGCGCCGGAGAGTTGCTGCCCGAATTGCAGCATCACGTCGCTTAGGCCCGAGAACGTGTAGACCTTCGCATCGAACGTGTCGTTCTTGTCGATCAGGGTCATGCCCTCGTTCGTCTGAAGCTCGCGCATCATCTCGAACTGAGCAAGCAACCCCTTCTCAGCTTCGCCGCCGGCTGCGATGATTTCGCGCAAGCCCTCAACGCCGATCGTGCGGTTGTTAGCGCGCTCGACCAGATTGGCGGTCGACATGGTGACAGAGTCAAACGCAATGAGCCGGTCCCACAAACGTTCTAGAATCGACTCACCCCACATCATCTCGGTGATCGCTTGGAAGTATGGCAGCTCGATCCCGATGTAGCGAATGCAGCGCGAATGGTGCACGCGGATCTGGCCCGTAGCGTTCGGCGTTTCCGGGTCGGCCTGAGTGGGGTTGTTCACGATGTCGTAGAACATCGGTAAGCCCATGTCCGGGCCTTCTTGAATCACTGGCGATAGAACCGGATTGAGCTGCCAGCGATCGAACACGGTGATGCCTTGAAACTGGTCTTTGCTGACCGTCTCTGGATCAAGCGGCGTATCGAGCTTCTGCCCTTTGATCTGCATCACGCCGATTGCGCCACCATAGAGGCGGCCCATCTTGACGAGAAACTGGAGCTGCGTCCAGGTCTTGAGCCGCTTCAGATAGACCTGAAAATCCTTGATGTCTTCGTCGGCCTCGTTAGTGGTGATGTTCACGCCTGCACGGGTCATGTCTTCAGCGACCGTGTCGACGACCTGACCGACGATCCATGATCCGCGGTAGGCGGCTTCAAGCTTGATGCGGTTACGCGTGATGAGATTGAACTCGTACGTGCCTTCCGAAACCGTGTTCTGGGGATTCGAAGCGCTGACCCCTAAGCGGGCAACGAAGTTTTCGAAGCTATCCATGGTGAGCATCTTCGCGGCCGCTTTGTCTTCAGCCGCAAACAGCTGCATGGCGTTTACTTTGAGAGGGCGCGGCGTTGCTTCCGGCTCACGTGATGATGTGGGTTTTTTGGAATTTCGCGATAATCCGGTTTTCCGCTGGGACATTATTTGGCGACCTCGAGGTATCTTTGGTTTGGGGCGCGCCGAGCGCAGCCCACTGTTTCAGTTTGTTACCAGCCTGGAGCATATCGTCCACGGCGTCCACTAGAACATCGATCTGATCGTCGAACTCGTGCGTGTCGTCGGCAGTAAATGCCTCGCACTCTGAAATAAAATCACTGGTGAATGGCGCGTCTTCGGGCACACAAACTTGGCTAACCTCGATGTAAGGCTGCGCATCCATTACGCGTGTGAGCTTGTCTTTGTTGCGCTCGACCGCTTCGACCGGAATGTTGTAGGGCGGCAGCCTGATCGTTTGAATTAAACCGGTGCCGGATGATTTATCTTCGACCTTGAGCTTGCGAAGCTGCCCGTAGTGCTCGACATCGCGCGCTTTACATTTCGCCCAGAACGCGATCGTGCGGCGCTGCAGCTCGGGCGCTTCCCATTTGCCGCGCTCAAGGTCCACCAAGTACAGAAGCCCATCGACGCCTAAACCGAACTCGCCCAAGACCGAGAAGTCGTTTCGCTCTTTCGTCTTCTGAGCCGTGTCGGCGAAGATCTTCCGCCACTTGAGTTTGGGCAGCACCGCATAGCGCCGGAAGTGCTCGCCCTTGAGAATGTTCCCGCCCAGGACGACAGGTGCCTGGTTATACTGCGATGCGAAAACGTAGCGGGAAATTCGCGCGCCCGTTTGATCGGCTCCCTCGCCTCGCTCCATTTCGAGTAGTTGAGCGATCGGCTCCTTATACGGCCAATAGCTGCGTCGACCGTCGATCGTCTCGCTCTCGGGGATCAGGGCGCGGTACTTAGGCTCCAGGGCGTCGATATCGGCCTGCCCTAGGACCGCAGGGATGCGGATGAAGGTCCACTGCCCAGGGAGGTTGCCTGCCCGTACAAAGCCGGCTGGATCGTTTGGGCCCAGGCGCTGCATCACCAGGACGATCGGCGTGTCTGGGGTGGCGCGTCGAGACTTCACGGTCGTAAGTAACTTACGATTCGCCGCGTCGACCTTAGGCTTCGAGAATGCGTCTTCGGGCTTGATCGGATCGTCGATCAGAATCGCGCCTTGGAAACCCTCCGCCATATGGCCGGCGCGGAAGCCTGTGACCTGACCGCCTAGAGCGGTAGCGTAGCAGCCGCCGGCTATCTGACCGCCCACCATGACGTTCCAACGTTTCTTCGAACTTGAGTCCTCGGCGATCTTCATCGGCCAGAACTGTTGGTACTCGTCGCTCTGAACGATATCGCGCGCCGTTTGGGAATTGAGCGAGGCTAGCGTATCCGAGCCTGAGAGATGCAGGAACCGAGCGCGCGGGTTGATCGCGAGTCCGCGCGCAATGAAATTAATCACGAACGTCTCAGTTTTGGTTGAACCCGGAGAAACCTCCACCACCAGGTTCTTGATCTTGCCCGTGATCACGCCATCGATCGCGTCGGCCATCAGCCGGTGATGCCAGTTGACGATGAACTTATTTCCTTGGCGCGCTTTGAAGAAGTAGCGCGTGAAGAAAAGATGGTCCTGTTCGCACAGCTCGCGAGCGAGCGCCAATTCTAGATCAGACTTCTGATTGGAGCTTGGCGAGAGCAAGTTTCAATTTCTCCCGGTCGACGGTCGCGTTGATGTTGGCGTTCAGGTTCTTACTGTTCACGTTCAGCTCGTCAGGGATTTTACCGACGATCCGTTCCGCGATCCTTTCGATCGTAGCATAGTCGCCCGCTTGCAGGGCTTTTAGAAATGCGGTCGCTACACCAACTTGGAGCGCTGACGTGTTCGGGTCTTGGATCATTGCGCGTAGTGCATCGATGTTTCCAGAGAGCACCGTCTCGATTACCTTGCGGTATGTATCGACCGTGAGTTCCTTGAGCGCACGCGCGATCGGGTTAGGGCGCCGACCTTCGGGGTTGCCGCTCTGACCCGGCTTGAACTGATGTGGCTTTAGGTGCTTGGTAGTCTTAGGCATGACTGCTAGCCGACTGATTTGCAGATCGCTTCAACGTTTTCGCGTGACCGGCCGATGCGACCAGCTTCGCTTTGAGCCCGGTATATTTTTCCCAACGCTCCACGATCACGTCGCAGTAACCCGGGTCGAGTTCCATAGCTAGGCATCGACGTCCGAACTTCTCGGCCGCCACCATGGTTGTGCCCGTGCCGCAGAACGGCTCGTAGATCGTCTTGGCGAATTCGAACTTCTCTAGGAACCATGACGGGAACGCTACTGGGAATCCAGCCTTATGTTCGCTAGCGAACTCGTTGCCCGAGTTCGATTCAGTTTCGACCACGTTCGGATATTGACCGCGCCAGTCGCACGGGAACCCGCGGGTCTTGGTGTCCTTCGAAAAACAGAATACGTATTCCCACTTCGTGTTGAACGCGCCCTTGACGATATTGGGCGGGCACTGCCGCTTGTTCCAGATCAGCACGTCCTTGACGCGGTCCTGATAGTCGGATTGGTAGCGGAACAGCGGCGCGCGGTTGTGCGTGAGGAGCTGCAGGTTGACGAACACATAATCGGACACGTCGAGCGCGATGCTCGTAAACTTATCAAGTAAACTGTGGAAATCGTCGTCGGTCATTTCATCTGTCGTGTTCTTATACTTTTTATCGAAACCAGCGACCGCACCAGTTAAGTGACCGTTCTTGGCCGCATTGTAGGGCGGGCTCGTGAACGTGATGTCGGCCTTGGCGCCCTTCATGAGCCGCGCCACTTGCTTGGCATCGGTCGAATCCCCGCACATCAAACGGTGATCTCCTAACCGGTATATATCCCCCAGTTTAGTTCTGGGAGGCGCCTTCTCGGGCACGTCGTCCTCATCGACACCCGTTGCACCGGTGCGCGTGTGAGCGGCAACCTCGATGCCACCAAACTCTTCGCGCTCGTCAGCGTCGAACATCGTCAGGTCTAGATCGAAGTCGACATCGAAGTTGTCGAGTTCTTTGAACCACTCGGTCAGCTCGGGCACGTCCCACTCGCCGGCGCCTTTATTGGCAGCGAGGTTGGCCCCCATTTCCTTGTGCTTATCCCAGCTCACTTCGCGGTACGCGTAGCGCTCGCCTTCGTACTCGATGTAGCCCTCAGCGACGGTGCCCGTGCGCGTAGGTTTCTTGTATTGCTTCTCGATCGTGACGGTCGAACCTTCGAATTGTTTCGATCGCTGGTGCCCGCCCACCAGTTGTTTGCTCTTACGGTTGTACACGACACCCGACAGATCGCCGTAGACGAGGAGTGCTTGCTTGAGCTGCTTCAGTTTCGCGTCGGTGACCTTGCGAGGGTTCTTCGGGTTCGGGGCTAAATCTTCAATGCGCATGCTCGCAAGGCTCGCACGGGCGCGAACAGATCGTCAAGCGACCTTCTTTTCGATGTGCTCGCCACGTTTCGGTATATACCGCATCGCCGCGTGCCGCATCCAGGCCGAGATGTTCCCTTTGGCGAACAGCTTCGCGTTGGCCCGAATGGCCTTACGGTCGGCCGGCGTCAGCTTCACGTGCACGGTGTCCACGTAGGTCTTAGCGTTGATGCGTTTCTTCTTTCGAGTGGCCATGACTTTGTACTCCTTAAAGCGGTTAGGGGGTTTCGGTCAACTGCGTTTCACGCGTTGCGCTTTGACGAACGCGCGGCGTTTCTCTTCGGCCGCTTTACGTTTCTTGCGCGCCATCTCGACCTCGGCGATGGCCTCGACAGCGTCACCAACGGTGGGTTGGTTATGGAAAATTTTCAAGGTGTTGAGAAGCTTCAGGGCCCGCTTCGCGTCGACGAGGCTATCGGTGGTGAACACCCGCACGCCACTTTGGGCGCCCGTGATGTAGTGCCACGACTTCAGAACGAAACGCGGCTGCTGAACCTTGGTCTTGGTTTTTCTTTTGGAGGGCATAGGGGTACTTCCTTCTTTTTCTTCCGGGCTTCTTTTCGATCCCGAGTTAGCGCAGCCTTCTGGCAACGCACGCAGAGAGTTGCTCCGCCGGACCATCTTCCACACTTTTCGCAGTCGTCATCTTTCATTCTTAACCGATGACCCAAACTCCGCGCGTGATCAACTCCAAACGATTAGACTCGATCCGTTCGCCTAGCCCGATCATCTCGGTAGCCATCGAGGCCCGCAGGCTCAAGGACGCTTCGCCGCTTTGCCGAAGCTGCATCAAGCGGTGGAGCCGGATCAGGTCGCCATTCATCTGTTCGATCAGTTGTTGGTTGCTCATGAATACTAGTATACACCGGTTCCGTTACAGAAATCAACCGGTGTATACCGCATCCTATAACCGGTATACACCGGTTATAGAAAATCAAACTGATCGTCATTGGGGTTTATTGGCTTTTCCCACCTAAACGCTAATTGCCGCAGACCGTACCCCGCAATCAAGAGCGCGTCCACGGGGCCGTCCATTAAACCCCCTTTAGGCTTCGTCGGTAACTTCGCCACCAATTGGGGGTACAGGCGTTTGACGGCGATGAGGGACTTAGCCTTGGGCTTCAGGTCGGCCGAGATGCCCGCGTGCATTTCCTTCGTCCACTTGCCCGGCTCGACGAGCGTGTAGGGCATACCGTACGCCGTGATCGCAATCACCGTCGCCTCGAACCCCCGCCCGTAATTGAACGCGCTCTTCGTTCCCATGCCAAACGAAACGGCTCGCTCTAGGAACACCTGGGTTTGCGCCGGGTTCAAGCTGCGACTCTTCGTAAGATCTAAAAGACTGCCAATCACGCCGCGGTAATCGACACGTACGTCGTTGCCCTCTTTCTCGATCGGCATCGGGTACACTTCGAGAATAGCCTTCCCGTCCGTCACCACGATCGCGCCGCTCACACCAGGGTCGATGCCGACGACGATCATCCCCGGGTCTCCTTCAACACTCCGTCGACCAACTCGATAGCGTCTTCGACAGCCTCGTACTTAAGTTCCGCGTAATAGGTTTCACTCACGCCCTGCAGCCCGGCGGCCTTGATCGCGGCGGGTAAACTTTTTGAGAAAAACTGGGCCGCAACTTGGGCCACCATCTTCTCGTAATCGGTCATCGTCTGTACTTTCTTTTTCATTTAAATCTTCCTCTCATCTCTGGCCCAAATTTCGGGCCGGTTTCTTAGTACCCCAAAACCCCGGGTGTGGGGTGGTGGGGGGTTTTCCAAAAGTCTTACGCGCCAATACGCGGGCGCTCACGCGCGCCTACACGCAGGCAGGCAGGTGTCGTCTTACTACAATAGAAGTGACACTTTAAACTTTTAGCAATCAACCCCCCACCCTCCACCCCAATTTCAAATTTACCTATATTTCTCATAAGAAACCCCCATCAAAAGGGGTGTCGGGGTCCTCGTGGTGGGCCTTCTCTCCCGCCCAATCCCAGTAATTTATGCCTTTCGACGGCCACATAAATGCTCCGCACTTTCGGAGCATTTTTGCCGCAAACTGGGTGTTCCGGTTCTCCGGACGCCAATTTCCGAGAGGCCCTCCACCCCCGAGCAGGTCTAAAATTCGGAACTTTCTGAGGTTAAAATTGACGTCTCCTTTGACCACTTTTTCAACAAAAGAAAGCATCGCTTCTCGCATCACATCCGCCTCGTCTTCGACCATCTTTTCGGCATGGATTTTCTTCTCGAAAATTCGCGCCGCTCCGGTCAATTCCATGGTGCGTTCGCTCTCTACTTTCGTGTCCCAGAGATGCTTGGCCTCCGCAAACAATTGCGGCCGGTCCCGGTCAAGCGCTTTGAAGTCGAGGTTGCCGACCATGAGAGGTTTGAACCGACGATTGCCCGTGGGGTCCGTCAAATACTTATTGTGATTAGTCGTACCGAAGAAGACGCACCGCCGTGGGCTCTCCACTAAGCGCCGGCCATACGGTGGCCGCAGCTTGTCCACCGTGCGGGTGACGAACGATTTGATCGTTTCTAACTCGTTCTTTCGAAACTGCGACAGTTCGCCCATCTCGACCGCCCACATGCCTTGAAGCGAAAGTGCTGAGTCCTTATCATGCAGGTTGGGCAGCCAATCGAGGAAGTACTTATCCCCGACCAGTAACCGTCCGAACGAACTCTTCCCTACGCCCTGAGCGCCTTCGAAGATCGGCATCCAGTCGAACTTAGCGCCAGGCTGGTAGACCCGCATCACCATCGCCACCATCCATTTGCGGAACACTTGGGCCAGGTACTCCGGGTCGCCTTCGGCTTCGAAGTTTTCGGTCAACCACGTGTCTAAGCGCTTTACGCCGTCCCATGCAGGCAGGCATTCGAGCGCCTCTTTCACGGGGTCAAACATGTTCTGGCAGGCTAGTTCGACGAGCGCGCCTTCGATCACGTTATCCGAAGGCTCGAACCCCCAAGCTGAACTCAACCAATACTTGATGCGGGCGACGTCGTCATTTCCTACAATGCGGTTGGCTTTCCCGCCCCAAGGGGTGTCGACGCTATAGGCGTCGCGGTAAGCGAACTCGTCGCGCTTGATTACGTCTCGCGCTACGGTGTTCCGAACGATGAGCACTACGTTCTTCACCAATTTCTGGGGCGCGCCCGTTCCGCCTTGACCGCCGCGAACCAGGTCTTGCTGCCAAGAGCGGTCAGCGGCGAACTCCTTCTCGTTCGCCTCCATTTCCTCTTCGGTCAGTTTCCGCGGTTTGAGGTCTTCGGCCGTGACCACACCGAACACGCCTTCGCCTGAACGCTCGGCGCTCACCTTCGCCAGGGTATACTTGAACACCCATTCGGCGGCCCGCTTGCGCGACTTCGTCTGAGCGTGGTCGTAGCCGCACTGCCCGATGAAGGTCTCAGGATCCGTCAAGACCGTGAGCACTTCGTTCTGGGTAAGCCCTGCCGAAACCAGAGCGGTCGAGGCCTTCAGCAAATAGCCCGAACGGTCTTTCACTCCCGCACCGTGAACGATCGCCTCGCGCACCTCATCCGAGATAGGTAGCCACGCCAGATCGACCGGCTCGACCTTGAACCCATCTAACTTCACGTCTTCCTTCTTTGCCTTCTTTACCTTGGGTGGCTCGATGAAATCGGCGTCATCGTCTACTTCCGATTCACCGCTCAAGCTCGCCAGATCCACCAGAGGAAGATCGCTCGCTTTCGTTAAAGGCGTTTTCCAGCGGTAGAGTTCGCCGCTATCCGGATGTACGCTTGGTGGGAGAACGACCTGCCGGCCATCGGAGTAGAACGAGATTTCCCACGCGTGCGAAAGCCTGATTCCCTTTTCAATTTCATCCGGGGTTAGATCGCGCAGCTCCGCCTTTGAAGGCTTCTTCGAAGGCATGTGGACCTTGACGATGTCTACGCTTTGAGCTGGGTTAAAAGTTCGGAAAGGCCGTCGTGTGAGAACGTAAAAATGCCGCGAACCATTACCACGGCCTGACCGGACTTCGGGTAACTTGAAACCGGCTGGGACACCTGAACGAGCCAGTAACCCTGCGACTTGAGTAAGAGCTTGATCCCGGTGTTTCGGATCTTTCGATTTAACGTCGACGTCAACAACTGCAAGAAAGCCTCCCGCGATTCGGGAAGGCTCGCCCAGTCGGACGCCCAGGTTAAGTCCGGCGATGTACGTTTCACTGAGGTAGCTCCATTTCTTTCTAGGGCCGGTAGTCCAGCCCGATTCGATCGGGCGCTTCGAGCGCGCGTGCAGCCAATGAACCGCCCCGCCCAAGTCGTATATACGCTGCGCCTCTTTGAAAATTTCCGAATACCTCATCGCGTCACCCGCGATTCAAACATGTCGAAGTAAGTGACCTTCCCCTTCGAGATGTCGTGGACCTTCCTCATGTTTTCCCACGTAGGCGAACAATGCCCTTGGTGCCAATAACGGACGGTCATTGTCGACACGCCGAGCTGCGTTGCGATTTTCTTAAAGCCCAGCTCTTCGATCCATTCTCTAAATACGGTATTTCTCTTCTTCGTCGAACTCGCCATTCAATTTCCTTTTTGATGGGGTTAAAAAGTCGTTTGACAACCGTAGGGGCGACCGGTACGTGTTGGCAATACGGAAAACCTGAATTACCAAAAAAGAACGAAGAAACGGTATACACCAGTTTAACCTCGAAAAACGGAAACGCCTGAAAACCTAGTTACGCCCGCAAACTTTGAAAATAAGAAACACCGAAAATGCCGGAAGCCTCTCCACTTCTTACATTCGAAAAAGGTCGATTTGTCCTAAAGGACTTGACCCCGAAGATCCGAACCGCGCTCAAGCACAACGCTCATTGGAAGAGTGTTGACGCGGGCGAGAATTATGCCACCATCAGTCTCGGCGCAGCCGCGGCATTGAGGTCGTACGCAGACCGACTCGTCGAGAAAATATTCACGCGTACGTTTCAGGCACACTACGACCTTCCCAGACTGCCGCGGCTGGCCAACTTAGATCTCCACCAACGCGCTGGGCTAGAGTGGGTCTTACGCCGGAAGCGCTCCTACCTCGCCCACGCGCCCGGCGCCGGTAAGACCGCCCAAGCCATCCTGGCGGGGGCTTTGGCTCGGGGCGAGGGTCAGTGCCTCTTCATCGTTCCACCCAGCCTGGTGGCTAACTGGGAGCGGGAAATCCGGAAGGTCACCGAGTGGATCGATCTATGGCCCGCCACCGGGATCGTGCCGCTCTCGGCCAAGCAAGATGACATGGCGTGGCGCGCCGACTTTATCATTTGCCCGGACTCGCTTCTCACCCGAGACTGGGTCTATTCCGAGCTTCGCGCGATGCGAAAGAAACTGATCGCGGTCGATGAGGCCTCGCGATTCAAGGAGAGTACGAGTGAAAGATCGATCGCGTTTTACGGCGGACGCCTCGGGGAAGTCGTTTACCCTGGACTTTTCCGAGACGCCCGGCACGTTGTATTCTTGGACGGTAGCCCGGCCCCCTCGCGCGCTATGGACTTGTGGGCCCCGACCTACGCGCTCCACCCGCAAGCGATCGACTGCATGACGCGCGACGAGTTTGGCTACCGCTACTGCGGGGCTCGGCCGAACGAGCGCGGTGAGTGGGTGTTTACCGGCTCGTCGCGAGAAGACGAATTACGCGAAAAGCTTCGCGACGACTTCATGCACGTCGTGGCCGAAGGAGATCTGAGCCACCCCGAGCGCCGTCGCACCATTCTGTTCATGAACCAGGACTACCGTTCTGCCGAGCACCGGGAGTGGGAGCGCCGCCACTTGACCGGCGAGACGGAACTAAACGAAGACGCGAATCAAGGTGAACTAGCACGCTTCCGGAAAGAGCTGGGCGTACGTAAAATCGAGTGGACCGCCCGGTACGTAGCCGAGCGTTTGCGCGATAAGAACGAATCGATCCTTCTGTTCGCGTGGCACCGCGAAGTTTGCGAAGGTCTGTACGACGCGTTATCGAAGTGGCGCCCCGGCCTAGTCATGGGCGGAACGCGGCCCGACATCCGGGAAGATAGCTTCAAGCAATTCCAGAGTGGTGAGAAAAAACTACTGATCATGAACGTGGCGGCTGGAGGAAGAGGGCACAACCTTCAGCGCGCCGACCGGGTGATCTTCGCCGAGTTCAGCTGGTCCGATGAAACGAACGTTCAAGCTGAAAAGCGCGCCAGTCGTAGAGGCAACGAACGCGCGTTCACGCGCTGCGAGTATGTCGTATCGCCTGGGTCGATCGACGAGCGCGTGATGAGTTCAGTTTTTAGAAAACAAAAGATGGGGGAGAAACTGTTTCGATGAAACTGCCAGAGGAAGACCTCATTCACTTGTTCAAGAAATATCTGAGGCACACGAAAGACGGACGCCTTATTCGACGTCGAAACCTGGGAGTTCACGCGAACCGCGGGCAACTCGTTACGGGGTGGGTCGACCACAAAGGTTATCGATGCTTCGAGTTTTTCCATGACGGATTCAAGTACCACCGAGTGGTGTTCGCTCTAGAGCACGGGTATTTCCCGGAACAGATCGACCACGTAAATCGCAAGAAGCTGGACAACAGAGTGAGAAATTTGAGGGCGTCCAACCCTCACCATAACACGTCAAACAAAGGCGAGTATAAGAACAACACGTCAGGCGTCACTGGCGTCGTATTTCGGCCGGGTCGCAAACCGTGGTTGGCGCGAAGATGGCGAGGCGGAAAGCATTTTCCGCTCGGGTGTTTTAAGAATAAAGAAGACGCGGTACGTGCTCTGAGAAAATTCGATCGAGAGTACGCGGCGAAGTTGAGGGTCATCGGATGAAGTCACTGACAGTACCGCAGTGGGCCGTGGAGATGGCGCGGATAAATTGCTCGGTGGCACACCACGAGTTCTCGTGCATTCAGTGCACTGTGATCGCCCACGCCCTGCAAACCACGCGAGCCTCTGCGCTTGAGGAAGCGGCACAGGATGTGGAAGCCCGCATTAGCTCTGGCCGTGTGCATGACCTCCCATACTATATCCGATCGCTCATCCCTAAGGAGCCGCCCAAATGAGCTTCGACGACACGTTTACTTTTCAGACCCGGATATGCCCAAAGTGCCATGACGACCATAAGCAGGGCGATCCATGCGTGATGTCTTTTACGCCCGAACACTTTTCCCCAGCGGCCGAAGACCAATCTTACATAGCGACGCAGTATAGAAGGCTAGAATCCCGCATCGCCGAGCTAGAGGCGGAGAACGCGCGGCTGAAAGACGATATTCTAAAGCTACACGTTCCTGTGGAAGATCGGGAAATATCATGGGCGGTTGACTTAGCTAAAAGTGAGATGAGGATGTCCGATCTCGAAGCCCAGAACGCCCGCTACCGGGAGGCTTTGGAGTATTCTCACGGCGCCATGGCGGTCCTTCTGGAAAACGATGGGATTGAGTGCCGGGGTGATGAGGACTGTGACCACTGCGTCGCCCTCGATTCGCAACGAGCTACTTCTGAAGCCTTAAAGGGGGACGCATGACCGACGAGAGACTGAACGAGATTAGAGGATGGCTTCGGCTAGAATGCCATCTCAGAGGGGATCAATCGTTTGAGCTTCTCGCCTATGTCGGCCAGCTGCGGGGCGAACTCGCTGAATCGGAGCGAGTGAGAGCTAATCTGCAAGAGACCGCACAGCGCTTTATAGATGCCCGAAACGCCTCCGAGATTGCCCGGTCCAAAGTGGTTGAAGCGCTGAAACTATTTATT